AAAACTCTACACAGGCCCTTCCTGCTTCGGCAAAATGTAAATTACCTTTATAAGAAAAATCTACTCCAAATAATTTTAAATTAGCAACTTCATTCCAGTAAGCAAAAGCAACCGCGTAAGCAACTGTATTGTTTAAATAATGACAATTAGAATAAGAAACCACTTCTTCTAAGGGATATTCAACTAAACCAGGACAACGATCATCTAATTCGCAAGTATATATTGGACCCTCATGATTTTTCAAAAGATCTGCCATACTCTCAGTTTGACCGCCTGCATCATCTGTATCTAAAAATCTAGATGCTGGATCCATCATAAAAACTCTATCATGATAAATAACAGAACCTACACCATTTATAGCCCATACTTCATCAAAG